CGGCACGAGGGCAACGTCTTCCGGCGCGAATGGTTCAAGCTGGTCGATCCCGATGAGCTGCCTTTGCAGGTCAAGCGCGCTCTTCCTATCCGATACTGGGATTTCGCCGCAACCGAGGCACATGCGGGGAAGGATCCTGACTTTACTGCGGGGGCGAAGGGCGTCCTCGTCGGTGGCGATCTCTATGTCCTCGACATCCGCCGCTTTCGCGCATCTCCGGAAGAGGTTGAGCGGCGCGTTCGACAGACTGCCGAAGAGGATGGGCGTGCTGTACGCATCCACTTGGAGCAAGAGCCGGGCAGCTCGGGGAAGATCACGATCTCCCACTTCGAACGGAACGTTCTGCCGGGCTTCATCGTCGTCGCCCACCGACCAACGGGTGAGAAGAGGGAACGCTGGAAGCCATTCGTTTCGATTGCATCCAAGGGCCGAGTCTTCCTCGTGCGTGGTCCGTGGGTGACGAGTTTCTTGGACGAGGCGGAATCGGTGCAGTGGGTGGACGACGGTTCGATTCACGATGACCAGATCGACGCTGTGAGCGGACTATATGCGGCGCTCCTCGAAGGCGATGCGGGCTGGCTCGCAGCAATGATGCGGGGATGACGATGGCGACGAAGAAGTCGAAGAATCCGAAGGCAACTCAGGACCAGGCTGCTGCTACGCGCAAGGACGGGTGGCAGAATCTAGTCACAGGCTTGGGGACGAAACGCGACAAGCGGATGCACACGACGTTCGGCGGGGCGCCTATCTGGCAAAGCGGCCAGATCCTCGATGAGCTCTACGCCGGCGACGACATGATCGCGCGGATCGTCGACCTTCCTGCGCAGGAGATGACTCGCGAATGGCTTGAACTCCACGTCGGCGACGGACCGGACATCGCGAAAGCAATGCTCCAGCGATTGGAGGACCTCGACCTCCAAGCAAAGACCGACGAAGCTCTGACGTGGGCTCGCCTCCACGGAGGCGCCCTCATGATCCTCGGCATCGACGATGGCCAGACTACGGACAAGCCGCTGAAGGAAGACTCGATCAAGTCATTCGGATGGGTGTCCGTCGTGGATCGCTGGGAGGTGCGGGTCGCGAGCCGTTACGAGGACGTGCGCAGCCCCAAGTATGGCATGCCCGAAGTCTACGAGATCACGCCCGCGTCGGAAGGCGGCGGTTCTGCGGTGAACGACCGGATGTTCATCCACGAATCCCGTGTCATTCGCTTCGATGGAGTGAAGACTCCACGCAGGCGCATGGCGCTAAACGGCGGGTGGTGCGATTCCGTAGTGACCCGGCTCTACGAGGTTATTCGCGACTTCTGCTTGGGCTATGCATCTGCCGCAGCCACCCTCGCCGATTTCAGCGTGGGAGTGGTCGCAATCCAGAACCTCGCCGAGATGCTTGCTGCCGATCAGGAAGGGCTCGTCCTCAAGCGTCTTGAGATGCTCGACATGGCCAGGTCGATTGCGAGGGCAGTCTTCATGGACGCTGAGAAGGAGCGGTTCGAGTACGTTGCGCGATCGCTCACCGGAATGCCGGAGACGCTTGACCGCCTCGCTCTTCGGCTCTCCGCAGGCACTGGGATCCCGGTGACCCTTCTCATGGGCCAAAGTCCCGCTGGCCTGAATGCGACTGGCGCATCTGACATCCGGCTTTGGTACGACAACGTGCGGAGCCAGCAGAACCAGTATCTTACGCCTCGAATTGGTCGCGTGATAAGGCTTGCATTCTTGGCCAAGGACGGGCCGACCAACGGCAAAGAGCCAGATGACTGGTCCATTTCCTGGCGCCCCCTTTGGCAACCGACGGAGAAGGAGCAAGCCGAAACGCGCTACCTCACGATGCAGACCGACGTGGGTTATATCGATCGCGGCGTCCTTTCGCCGCGCAAGGTCGCAGAATCCAGGTTCGGCGGCGATCGGTGGTCCATGGAGACGACGGTCGACATTGACGATTGGGACGAATTCGGCGAGCCGGAGCCCGACGCGGGTGACGGCACTGCGGAAGGTGTCGGCGCATGAAAAGCCAGCGCACGCCGCATCGCCGCAGGGGGCCGCAGAGGCGCAGGCGCAATCCCCTCCCGCCTTATCCGCACGCCATCGAGCGGGAGTTTGCGGCCTTCTTGCGCCGCATTGCGGCGAAGGCGATCGCTCTCGCGAAGGAAGCACTCCGGCGCCCGCTCGCAGACCTTGCGGAAGAGCAACGCCGGCAAGACGACGCCATGGATGCGGCCGAAGCGATCCTGCAGGCTCGCATCGAGTTCATGCGCTGGATCGAGACGGTGGATCTCGAGGAGCGCCTCATGCAGATCGGCGAGCAGCTAGACCTCTTCGCCGCCCAGGCGATCAAGAGGCAGCTTCCGGCGACCATTCCGTTGGATGCGATCCGCGCTGCCGGTCTAACCCAAGAAACGGTGTCCGGATTCGCGCGCCAAGGCGTGGACTTGATCAAGACCATCGGATCGGAGCACTTCGATCGCATCGAACAACAGGTCGTCGAAGCCTTCCGTGCAGGCCGACGGGCGGAATCGCTCGCTAAGGAGCTGCTGGAAATCGAAGGCGTGACGAGGCGCAGGGCTGAATTCATCGCCCGAGACCAGATCGGAAAGCTGAATGCCAAGATCCAGCAGGAGCGCCAGCAAGCCCTCGGAGCAGAGACGTACATCTGGCGCACGTCGCAGGATTCTCGCGTTCGCGCGAGCCACCGGGCGCTGGACGGCACAATTCAACGGTGGGACACACCGCCGATCGTCGACGAGAAGACCGGCCGCCGAGCGCATCCGGGCGAGGACTTCCAGTGCCGATGCCGTGCAGAGATGGACGTGGATGCGGTGCTTGCCGCTCTTGAAGCCGAAGACGTTCCTCCGGCAGCGGTGCCCGCCCAAGTGATGGTTCCTGTTGCTACTCAGCCCGAACCAATGGCCCCAATTCAGCCGGCGGTCATGCAGTTCGTCGAGGCTCCCCTGGGGGTCCTGCGCCCGCTTACAGGCGCCTGACGGCATCCGATGCACTTCTCCGCTGTACTTCGCAGGGAGATGGCGTTTGACAGCTGAATGACACGCCGGCAGAATGTAAGACGTGGCAACCGTAGTCCGCCGATTCGACCGTTCTGAGCTGTCACGGCCAGTCAAGACCGATGCGGGGTTCTTGCGCGCCGAGGCATATCTGACGCGCGTGGGTGTCTTCGAATACATCCAGCCAGATGGAAGTGTAAGACGTGAGCTGCGCCCGCCCGAGGAGGTGTTTCGAGAAGACAGCCTCGACACTCTCAAGGCGGTGCCTCTTACGCTTGAACATCCAAACGAGCCCGTCACGCCGAAGAACGTCCGCGACCTTGCCGTCGGCACCATTGGAACGGATATCTGGCCTGATCGCTCATACGTCCGTGGCACTGTCGTTGTCATGGACGAAGATGCGATCAAGGCGGTGGAATCCGGCGAGAAGAGGGAGCTTTCCTGCGGATACAGTTGCGAGCTTGAAATGACCGCTGGCGAATGGGAAGGCCAGCGCTTTGACGCAATCCAACGGAACATCCGCTATAACCACGTTGCATTGGTGGAGGTGGGACGCGCGGGGCCTGAGGTTGGCATCCGTCTCGACTCTCAGGACGCCGTCGCGAAACACCCCTATAGGACAGACTCAAAGCCCGCGTCCGGGCGCAATTCCGGGCGCAAGGAGAAGCCAATGGCATTGATTCGAATCGACGCTGTCGACTACGAGGCGCCCGATCAGACCGCGCAAGCGGTGCGGGCCAAGCTTGATGCGCTCCAGCAGCTGCTCTACGAAGCCGAGCAGGAGAAGAAGAAGCTCGAAGAGGAGCTGGAGAGGCTCAGGGCCGAGCGTGATCAGCTCAAGGAAGAGCTGGAGATGAAGCAGGCCGAAGACGAGGAGGAGGAGAAGAAGCGCGCCGACTCCATTCGTCAGGCCGTCCGCGCTCGCATCGCCCTGGAGAACCAGGCTCGCCCCATCCTTGGCGACGACTTCCATTTCGATGACGCGACCGATCTTGAGATCAAGAAGGCGGTCATCAAGAAGCTCTCGCCCGAAGCCAAGCTCGACGGCAAGAGCGATGTCTATATCGAGGCCCGCTACGATGCCGTGATCGAGCTGTCGAAGTACGCTCCGAATGAGAGCCTCGCCAAGCTCCGCGCGCGGTTGGATAGCTCGACTCCGAGCGGCGGTTCGACTGCTCAGGAGCGTCGGGATGCAATGATTCAGAAGAGCCGTGAGCTCTGGAAGGAGCCCATCCTGGGCGGAAAGGGGGATGCGTGATGCAGACCAGCTACGAGACGCACATGGAGCTCGCCCTCGAAGGGCAGCTCGCAGATAACGGACCCGTTGACGTGCTCTCGCGTGTGGCGGAGAGCGACGACGTGAAAATTGGTCTCGCCGTCAAGCAGGGCAGCGCCGATAACCTCTGCGATCTGGCGGACGCTGGAGACGGTTTTATGGGCATCGTCATCCACTCGCACGCGCGGTTGGTGGATGCGCCGAAAAAGGGAGACGTGGTCAACGTGCTCCGCAAGGGCCGATGCTACGTGCGGCCTAGCGGTGCTGTGACGGTGGGGGGCGACGTCTACCTCGCGGGTGGTGGCAAGCTCTCGGAGACTCCAATTGCCGATGAGGATCCCATCGCGGGAGCAAGGTGGGCCACCTCGGCTGCGGATGGCGAGCTCGCCGTCGTGGAGATCAACCTGCCGTGAACGGCGGAGGGAATGCAATGAATCGACTTCTCACGAACCTTGATGCTG